AATCAGAACTAGAGCAGCAATAGGTACAACAATCCACCAGTATTCTACCAGCAACCAGATACCAACTGCAATGGCACCTAGGATAAGATAACCACTAACATCACCATCGGAAGTGAATGAAGAACCACCAGAGCTTACTTGACGTAAATTGCGAATGTAGATAGGGTTATACAGATGCTCAATTTCCTGTTTTGCGACATAAGATGCACCTGCTTCTACAGTAACAGTATATGCAGAGCCTGTAGGAGTTGTTTTAATCTCTGCTTTCCAAGTTGCCATTACCAAGTACCTCTTTGGATGTGAATGTTGCGGATTTGAGTGTAAATAAACTGCTTCAATTTATTGTCGTCAGTGTTATCAAAAGCATAATAAAGACGGTTCAAATACTTATCTTGTGTGGAACCTATGTTACCATCACCACCGATGTCGTTGAGTGATGAACCTGCCTTTCTTCGTGGTTGTGAAATGTTACCTGAAGTTCTGAACTTTGGTTTTATTTTTGATAGATTGGAGGTTGCAAAATCAAGTGTCATTGTGCTAAATAATACAGGTAACTTTGGTTAAAATGAGACACAAACACCACATCATTCCCAAGCACAGAGGTGGAACAAATGACCCATCAAATCTGGTTGAGATTAGTTTAACTCAACACGCTATGTTTCATTATTGTGAATGGAAACTGCACGGAAAGAGAGCAGATTATGTTGCTTGGAAACGATTAGTTGGTAACTTAAAAGATGAGGAACTTGTGCATCAAAAACTGATTATGGGAGGTGAAACATCTGGAAAGAGATGTAAGGAACTTGGAATAGGCATCTTTGCTTTGAGTAAAGAAGAAAAAAGTAAAATAGGTAAAAAATATGGAAAACTGGGTGGAAAGAAAGGTGGAGTAAGTAGGAGTGAAAAGAAAATAAATGCTTGCAGAAAAAATATAAAAAAAGCTATTGAAGTTTTTATGGAAAATGATACACCAGAAAAAGCAAGAGAAAGAGGAATAAAGGGCAACAAATCTCAAAGAGAAAAGTTTGAGAGTGAAGGTAGAACAATCGCGGAACAAAAGTGGATTGTAACTACACCAAATGGAGAAACTTTAGAAGTATCAAATCTTAAGAAGTTTTGTAGAGAAAATAACTTACTACCAAACAAAATGTGTGAAGTTGGGAAGGGAAAGTGGAAACAACATAGAGGTTATACTTGCAAGAGGTTAGAGTAAGTCATAATCAAACCTCACCACGCATTTTAAGAAGTTCTTTGCGAAGTTCGCCAGATTCATAGGCAAGAAGACCTGTGATTTCAATTACTTCATACCATCCTTCATTTTGGTGATACTCAATCAGGGAAACTAGAGCATCAATTTGTTTAGTTGTTAAAGTCATCGTGCAACAATGTCCAGGGTTTCCAACAGCATCATCGAAAGTTCCATCTGGTTCTCATCATCAACCACAGGAATGTTTGTCTCTACAAACTCACTAATCAGTTGGGCAAAGAGTTCAGTTGTGCGTTCATCTGCGAATAGAGCAGTGGCAAGTTCATTCTTGAACCCATCACGCAAAAGTTTGAGGGACTTTGTGACAGTCATTTCTTTGATTTGTTCATCGTAGGTCATTTCAGTGTCGTAGGTCATTTGTATTGTTCCAATACATCAATAACATGTTGAATACAATCTTTGGGGATGTGAATGGTTTGGTATCCAGGACCATTACCATCTTCTATACTCACAGTGCCATACTCATCTGCCGTGAAGTCAAAACTCCACCCATCTTCATCACTTTCAATTTTGATGTGTTTGGTGATAGTGTAGGTCATTCATCCTCCTCATAAGGGAACATTTCATCATACTCTTCATCGGTCAGAGTAAGATACTGAACATCAGCATTTTTGTGCTCTTCAGCATACATTAACTGATAATGTGCGAAGTTTGATGGACTGGTACTAGCATACTCTAGCAGTCCATCAACAAAACAAAGGTAGTTCATTGGAGTGCTCATACTACTAGGACACTTTAGAGGGCCCAGTTACAATCAACGACGGTAAAGCCATCCGCCGCTCCAATCCGCATTTTCCAGAGCCCACTCCCTCTCTTTAATGATTAGGAGATTGCACCTTTCACCCTTTGCAGGAGATTTCCAGGAAGCAGATTTTAGAACTGAACCAGTTTGCTTATCAACAAAGAAAGCAGCACTACGATGTCCACCACCATCAACAAAGATGACTTTGTGATACTTTTTACCAGTTTCTACCTGATAATCAATGTCACACTTGCCAGACTTGAGTTCATCAATCTTCTGCTGATGATACCCAGGAGTTGCATCAAATCGCTCAACAGAACGCTGATGCCCGCGAATAGCATACTGACGATAGTTGTCTTTCAGTGCTTCAATCAGCAGCAGAGTATTCTTGAGAACATTCTCTGCGATAGTTTGTTGTGCTTGTGCTTGCATTGTGGTTGTGCTCATACTACTAGGACACTTTACAGGGCCCACTACTCAACCCCAGGTCTTTGGAGTTACAAAGTTATGATGAGAGAATACTTCACGATCAACAACCTTGTAAGACCCAAACTTGTTATGAATGACAAAACCCTCGTGAAAGGAATCTTCACCATTGATAGAACACTCAATGTCATCCAGTTCGTGAATGAAAAGGAACAAATCTTCCTTGATAGACTTCACCAACTTCCACAAACGCAGCAGGTTGATGTCACAATCACATTTTTCTGCAATTTCATCTTCATTCACGACCTTTTGCTCACGGATGCAAGCATTGATCTCTTTTTTGATTTCTGATGCTTTGCGATCAGACACAAACTCACATAGAGTGCTCATCTGCTTGGCAAACTTACACACATCCTCCAAATCCTCACGATAAGGATTCAGTTCTACAGAAGGTTGCACAAACAGAACAGTCTTAGTGCTCACAAACTTACTGGTGATAGGGTGTGCTACCATTTCGGGTAGTTTATCACCAGTGTAGTAAGTGTGAGGGCAAATGACAATCTCCTGGCGAACAATCTCAGGGAACTTGTAGGTGATCAGTTGCGGCTTGAATGTATCCAACCCTTTACCGAAACCAATCCAATCACCCTGATACACTTGTTGAGTGCGAGGGAGAAACTCTAGGCAGTAGATGAGGATTTGTGTCACACGAGGTTGACCACCAAAGTGAGTAAAGATGTCATCTTCGGTATAGCAAAGGCGAATCTTTTTCTTGTTAAATGCTGCTTTGGTGCAGACAAAGAACTTACCATTCTCAGGATTCGTGCCCCAAACAATAGCCGGACTTCCATCCATCTTGACACTGATGGTAGAATCTACCTCGTGAAACCAATCCAGAACCGACAGATTGCCCGTCAGAATCTCGTCCTCTGGGTGAGAAATATGTTTGTTCTGTGTCATTGTGGTTTCGTCCTATACTACTAGGACACTTTAGAGGGCCCAGACCAATACAAAGTCACCTGATCTAAAAATATCCATTTCATCATGCTATGCTCATAATCAGTCTGATCATCAAGTTTTTTATCTGGACTAAGAGAATCTCCCATAAGGATCATACCACCACCCAATCTTTTCTTACATAGATCAACATTATCTCTCATAAGATCTATACCATAAATGTCATTCAGTGCATCACTCTCAGTCATACCATGAAACAACACTTTCACCCACTTGACTGCAACCAAGAACTGACCATCTCCACAAGCAGGATCAAGAACTGTTTTTCCTGGTGCAAACTTATCAACCCCACACTTCTTGACCATCTTCAGTACAAGATCTGTAGGAGTGAATACTTCTGCTGTTGCTTTGATTCTATACTCATCCCGATCAATCTCCCCCATGTAAGAGTGATCGTCCATCTTTTGTTTTATCTCATTCCATATACTCTGTGACATATTCTCTCTCTTGCTTATCAATTTGGAAATAGTCAAAGATTTCATCATCAGTCATTTTACGATCAGTTGGTAGATTTGGCAACTTACAAAATACTTTTTCATTACCAAAACCAGACCATTTTGCAGTCGTAAGGATATATCTAAACAACAAACTATTCAGATTATGAGTTAGATTATCTCCAGATTCTTTATCTTTTACTATGACATAGTATGCCATATCTGTACCACCTAACACACCATCATCGTAGAATGGTTTGGTATATCCACTCCTTGACCACATTACTTTCTTTTTAGATGCCCATTCTTGTCTTGCTTTGGAATACCAGATCTGCTTATTTGTGTGCAGAATAGGGTGAGTGAACTCCACATCTTTTGTTTTACTAATAAGACCAGTTCCGCGAAGAATATTGACGTTGTGACAGTTCACATAATCATATTTGACATCTAACTTATCATCAATATCAAACATAACTTTCTTATGAATAGACAGAGACTCTTTGCATACATCAATGGGCAAATAAAAAATGCTTGAGTCTATCTCCAGATCAAATGTTTCTTTTTCGGTTACAATTTCTGTTTTTCCTGCACTGGGATTGTTCTCCACCATATAATCAGCGAACGTGCTCCCGATTTTAGGGAAATACGTTTTTGTATCTAAGTGTAGAAACTTTACTGCCTTAGACTGAAAGATCTTTAGAATCTTGTTGGATGGTGATAGAAAACTACTAGGAGAAACCTGAAGGAGAACACCTCCAGGTTTTAACCACTCACTGAATGTTTTCTGTGTGAACTCAATCCACAATTTATGCTGTGTTTTCTTCTTATTGGTAGAATCCTGAAATGGTGGATTCGTTGCAACAACGTCAAACTGCATCAAACGTACTCACTGAACATATCAATTTTCACAAAATCTTCTTCATCATCAAGATGATTATATCCATAAAGTTCAAAATTTGCAAACACTTCTTGAAGTCTTTGTTCCACTGCCATAGTACCTACTTCACCGAAAGATTGAAGAGAAAACTCAATCACTCCATTTGCATATTTGTATAAAGTTTTTCTCCAGGTCTCTCTCATCACTTTAACTTCGTCTGCTGTTTCTGCTTTCTTAGTGAAGAGAATATGGCGAACTTTGTTTTTTGGATTCATAAATAGACTCCACAATTTGGCGGGAGCATTTGCACCAGCATCATCCATACAAATCAAACTAACTTTATATCCATCATTACCATTACCAAGTGTATGATCTTTGATCTCTTGCTTAATTACTTTTTCATCTTTGTCATTGATTTTCACCGCAGTAGAAAATCCATTGTTTACCATATTTCTGATAGTTCCTCTTGGAGTTTTATGCCAGAATACTTGATTTATTCCAAACTCTACATCATAAGCATGGTCAAATTCATCATCTCCATAGATAATTTCTCCCGTCACAGGATTAACTGGTTGACCATGATACCAGCGAATACCTTTATCTTTTTGTGACCACATTTGCATGGCGATTTGCTTCATACTCAAATCTCTATGTGGTTTGTGGGACAAATCAGCAGACATCGCCTCAGAAAATGATGATACTCTCTCATCATATCCATCAACAGGTGCCATTAACCTAGTTGGATAATACTCATATCCATAGTCCATAAGAACAGCATGACGAGTTCTAGCAGTCTTTCCTAAAACATTATCTGTTCCAGGAACAGGAACTGCATGTCCTGGTTCAAAAGAATGATCAAATCCAGTTGCTTGTAAATTACTCTCTAATTTTTGATAATTTGTGTAATCATTATTTTTTGTATTTGCGTCACATTCATAATCAGATTTCCAATCTCCGATTGGAATCATCTTAACTTCTCCACCATCAATCCATTCATATCCTTCAGTACAAGTGGGTACTTTTGGAAATAGTTGTGGTTTAATAATACCAAAGGGATTCTTCTTACTCATTGTTTTTTTCAAGATTGTTTGAATAATACCATTTATATATGAATCTTTCAAGTGAGTTTGAAAGATTTATTAACAAATTAACACACGCCTGCTTTCTTGAGATTAAGATAGGTATTGATCGAGGTATTGATTTCTTTCGATTTCTTAGGGCGACGTTGACCATGGAACATGTCAATTCCCTCTTTCTTGTGAAACTGTGTGCCAGAATACTTTGCCTTGGGAAGATGCCAAGCACCATTCTTTTGCAGAGTGAAAGGAATCTCAATGCTAACGATTGTGCCAGCAGAGTCTTTCAGAGAGAACAGAAGTCCTTTACCATTAGTATTATATTCTACCACACATTCATCGGAGTTTGCACGTTTTAGCATTGCACCATACTTCTCACTAAAGAGAGAGCACAGATACTTACCCTGCCCAACCAAAAGCAACTCCTCTTCATAATTAAGACCTGCCATCTCGATGATGCGCTGCTTCACAAGATCCTTGGGAATGTTATCAAGTGCAGAAACAATGGTTTTAGATGCAGACAGTCCATAAGATGCACAATCAGATTTCCATTTGGATGCAATGTTTTTCCAATCATTTGCTTCTTCGCTGTAAGTATAGAAGTTGCGAACAGTTTTATTCACATCTTCACAATACTCAAACACACCTTTCAGCGGAGAATATCCCAACTGATCAAGTAGAGAATTGCGATATTCGGTATCACATCCCTGGAAGATGTCTCCATTGATAGGATTGACAAACGTCCCAACTCCAGCAGACTCAAAAATAAAGTTATTCAGGAAAGAAACCCAGGTTCCTGAGCACAACTGGATGCGATTAAAACCTTTTTTGTAGTTCTTCAGAGAGAAAGATGCGTAGTTCCCATCCTCAAAGCGAACAATAAAGTCTCCCTTTAGTTTCTTGTCACGAAACTCTTTCTCAACATCAACAATGTCAAATTTCTTGTCAGGATACTTTGCAAGTAACTTATGAAAGAAATCATCAATAATCTTATCAATGTTTTCTTTGTAAATGCTTGTATCAAAATCAGAGGTTATATCACGATACTCACAATATTCATCAAAAGTATTTTTCTTTTCTTGCACATCATCAGTGATGGCAACATCATTCTCTACAGCATGTGCCTGCAAAAGATATACAATGTATGCCTCGGCAGCATCCTGAATGAAATGATCCTTAGTGCAACCAGCGCCCATAATAATTGACTCTTATACTATAAGTACACTTTAGAGGGCCCACTATCAATCAATGGGCAACTTTGATACACTCTTTCCTTTCTTGTGGTCTGTGATGAACTTTCGTGCTGAAGATTCAGTCCTACACACCTTCAACTGTTGACCGTTATGTATAATCATCAGTTGCTTACCAAATGGTATAGCTGCATATTCACCTTTACCAATAATAAATCCTTCTTTCATACCAGAAACCTCTTTTCGTACTCCAGCAAATCAGAAGGTGCAGGAATAATGTTGTCATCATATTCTACAGCATCCTTCCACAATTTACCAGTCTTTTGATACAGTTTGATGTCAAGATAATGTAGTCTGACAGTAAGCTTTCCAGTTCTTGGGGTTCATTTTGAGAAAAATCGGTGTTTTTGTTGCGGCGGATGACCCATAGGGTCTGTGACGTAGAATTGCAGAAAAATCAGGGTTTGACCCCTGATGGCCACTGGAGTCTCGGGTGAGACTCACCGCCTCACCACAGAATCCAGAAGTTCGCCCTTCTCAAACACAGCATCAACAACTCGCTGAAGTGCTCGCTCTGTAGATACTCCAACCTTGGAATATACAGGCACCACACATAGACCAAAGACCTTCTCTTTGCCTCCAAGGCGAAGAACACGACCAATAGTTTGAGTCATCTCGATTACATCCATATTGCGAAGAAAGACCACTGCCTCTAGTTCGCTGACGTTAATTCCTTCACTCAAGATAGAACGATGGAAGCAAACAAACTTCTTGTTAGGGTCACGACCCCAAGCATTGAGGGTATCAAAGAATACCTCACGATTCACCTTCTTACCATCAATAATCGCTCCTGTCTTGGAGGTGATGTAGAGGTAGGAATAACCGCGCTGATTGAGTTGGGCAGCACAGTCAGTATGAGACATCAAGTTGATAAGCTGCTTCGCAGACTTAACACAGACCAGAATCTTTTTGCAGTCAATATCCTCCAAAGTATCCATCAGATTGCTACTGTCACACTCGGCAGTTACCTGCTTCGGTGCAAGCACATCAAACTTCTTTGCTACAATCTTTGGAGCAATAATGTATCCTCCATCAACAAGTTCGGGAGCAGAAACGCGACAGATAATGTCACCATAGACATCACGATCGTTCATTCCAGGTTTAGAAGGAGTGAGCGAAGTCTTCCGAGTTGCAGTGAAGAAATAGCAGCGTTTTGCTTCAGCAGCAAAGTGCTCAGTTGCAGGAAAGAAGTTACGCTTGACGCTGTTATGTGCCTCATCAAAGTAGATGGTATCCACATCAACTTCTGCATCAACAAGACGCTGAAGAGAGTTGTAGGTAGTTACAATCAGGCGATGATTGTCGGAGTTAGCATCAACCCAGTTGCGAATCTCACGCGGACGGGTAGAAGACTCGTGGTGCGTCTCACCGCTGTGGATGTGTAGCACAGCAGCGTTGGTGATAAACTCCAGGAACTCAGAAGAGAGTTGCTCAGCAAGCAGAATGCGAGGGGCAACCACTACGATAGTCTGTGGAGTTTCGGATTGAAACTGACGCATCGCATCAAAGATCATCTTCAGAGTCTTGCCGCCACCAGTAGGAACAATAATCTGGCCTTTGTTGTGCTTCCGCATAGCAGCAACGGCACGTTCTTGGTGAGGGCGAAGTTGGATTTGCATTGGTTTCATTATCTAGTATTAGGACACTTTGCAGGGCCCAGTATCAGTTATCTTTCTGTTTGTAATAGTTTAGTTTATCAATCACACCTTGCATTGTAGCACGATTGTAACCATTTGCAAAGGATGGACTTCTCTCAGTTTCAGGATTAGAACTAAAATCAACATTCTTGGCGACATTAACACCTTCCTCAAGAAGGTGAATAACATCATCAAAGGCATAATCAGGGATTTGGATGTAATTCATTGTTCTCAGTGGTTTGATAAGTAAAAACAAAAATAGCACGCTTAGAGGTCAATCTGAGCGTGCTGGTGAGGTTTAATCAACCTCCGAACTGTTCTTCCATAAAAGCAGAATCTTGTCCAAACATTTCTTCCCACAAATCAAGATTACCAGTCTTTTCTGCGACCAGTTTGGTATTCTCAATAAAGTCGTCAGTGTTATTCAGAGCAAGCAATTCTGCACCAGAGAGTGTAGAGTGCATTTTACCATTGCGGTCTTGCCAGAGCATAATGTCGTTTGAG